GGGGAAAGAGATACAGGAGCCTTCTAACTGGAATCCTGCGGAGCAGCTGATCACGTATCTGGAAACACTGTTTGAAGCAGGAGAAAACGTAGGATACGTCACTGGAAGCTGGGAAAAGACAGATGAAAAAGGTACGCGCTGGCTGCCACAAAAAGGCAGCTGGGACCGTACTGCCGGACAGTTGATTGAATTGCTGAACGACTGTAAAGGGGACATTGGCGCAGTACTTGGTGACTACAATCCGGAAGCGGGGGCGTGGATCCGCTTCAATCCGTTGGACGGAAACGGCTGTAAAAATGAAAATGTAACAGAGTACCGGTATGCTTTAGTAGAGTCAGATCATATGGAGCTGGAACAGCAGAATGCTATCCTGCGGGAGCTAGAACTTCCGATCGCCTGCCTGGTATATTCCGGAAAAAAGAGCCTGCATGCTATTGTGCGGGTAGATGCGGCAGATTACAACGAGTATCGAAAACGGGTTGATTATCTGTATGAAGTCTGCCAGAAAAACGGTATCGACGTGGATACACAGAACCGGAATCCATCGAGACTTTCCAGAATGCCAGGAGTGCAGCGTGGTGAAAAGAAACAGTTCATCGTAGATACCAACATCGGAAAACAGTCCTGGAATGAATGGTACGAGTGGATTGAGGGTGTCAACGATGATCTGCCGGAACCGGAAGGGCTGGAAAGCGTATGGGATAACCTCCCCGAGCTGTCGCCGTGTCTGATTGATGGGATCCTGAGAAAAGGGCATAAAATGCTTATTTCCGGTCCGTCTAAGGCAGGTAAGTCATTCCTGCAGATCGAACTGTGTATTGCCATTGCAGAAGGAAAGAAGTGGCTGCAGTGGCATTGCGCACAGGGACGTGTCATGTACGTCAATCTGGAGCTTGACCGGGCAAGCTGTCTGCACCGTTTTAAAGATGTATACGAAGCAATCTGCAGAACATTGATATCTGGAACCTGCGTGGAAAGTCAGTCCCTATGGATAAGCTGGCACCAAAGCTGATCCGGCGTGCTGCGAAGAAGAACTATGTGGCTATTATCATTGACCCGATTTATAAGGTAATCACAGGAGATGAAAACAGCGCGGATCAGATGGCAAATTTCTGTAACCAGTTCGACAAAGTCTGCACGGAACTCGGATGCGCGGTGATTTATTGCCATCATCACAGCAAAGGAAATCAAGGAGGGAAGAAATCTATGGACCGTGCTTCTGGCTCCGGTGTATTTGCCCGTGATCCGGATGCCCTGCTGGATCTGATCGAGCTGGAACCTACGGAAGCACTGATGAAACAGGAAGAAAATAAAGCGATCTGTAAGGCGTGTACGGACTATCTGAATGCGCATTTCAAGTGGGAGGAAGATCTTTCACAGGACGATTTACTGAGCAGTGCGCAGATGATAAGCTACTGCGAGGCGCATCTGGATCGGTGGCAGAAGATAGCTCTGGATAAGCAGATCGTCGAGGCAAAAGCGGCAGTACAGGCCCATACGGCATGGAGAATCGAAGGGACACTTCGGGAATTTCCAAAGTTCGAACCGGTCAACATGTGGTTTGAGTATCCGGTTCACTGCCTGGATCAGATCGGCGTGCTGAAAGATCTTGAGCTGGAAGCAGACAAACCGGCATGGCAGAAAGGTAGAGAAGCCAGAAAGAAACAGGGAGAGCAAGCACGTAAAGCCAAAAAGGAGAAATATAAGATGGCTATAGAAAATTTCCGATTTACCCATGAGGACAAATATCCGACGGTAAAGGAGCTGTATGAAGTCCTGAAATCGGATGCAGAAGCAACCGGCGAGAAATATCCGGAGGAAAAAACGGTTCGAAATTCATTAAAAGAAATCGGATTTATGGTAAATAAAGATACACGTTGTATTTGCCCGATACCTGAAACATTTTAGGTCATGGGCAAATGCCCGACACCTAAAACAACATAGGTAACGGGAATGCCCGCGATCATGGTAACGGGCATCGGGCAGAAAGTTGCCCGACACCATGTTTTTTAGGTGACAGGAATGCCCGCCCGGCACCTGTATATAAATATATACCCTAATCGGGCGGGAATGTGCGGGCATGCCCACCCTAAGTGTGGGGCGATTGAGTACGCCCCCACAACGGGTTAGGAGCATACCCACCCAGCACAGACGCGCAGGAAAGGAATGATGAAAAATGACAGAGTTTTTTATGGCGATGGAACCGCCAACAATAACACACCAGGAGCACAAGGTCACAATCGTGAATGGCAGACCTGTGTTCTATGATCCGCCGGAACTGAAAGCTGCTAAGGAGAAATTGATTGGCAACTTGTACAAGTATCGCATTATGGCACCGTACAGAACGGGCGTAAGGCTGATTACCAAGTGGTGTTTCCCGAAGAATGGACATAAGGACGGAGAGTACAGGATCACAAAGCCTGACACCGATAACCTGCAGAAGATGTTAAAAGACTGCATGACGTTGGTAGGCTTTTGGAAGGATGATGCGCTGGTGGCATCTGAAATTACTGAAAAGTTTTGGGCGGAGAAGCCTGGTATCTATATCCGGATTGAGGAGCTACCATGATGAATTATTTTAAATTCTTTACAGAGGTCTGGCGATTTTTCAAGAAGTATTATAATCGGCCAGGAAAAGAACAGGACTATACTGAGAGCGTCCAGGAATGCTCTCAGCTTGCGAAATCATTCGGTAATGGGGATTTTGTAGACCGGGTATGCATTGCAGTCCTAGAAGAACTGGAACGCTGCTGGAAGGGCAGAGAGGAGGAGTAGATGGCAGTGATTGGAATTATCGTGTTTTGCGGGGGGATCATCTGTGCGGTGGCGTGGCTGCTGAACCGGGCAGAGCGTCCGAAGGATCCGGAAGAGGACCGGGAGCAGGAAGAATATCTTACGGAATGGAGCAGGAATCATGGGAAGAATGAAAAAAGCAAAGTGGAAAAGTAGAGAAGAGCACAACGACTATATCCATGCTGAATGCTCTGGTTGTGGCTTTCAGGTTGAGAGTTATGATGCCGTTGAAACAGGAAGATCCAGTACAGAATATATCAAAGCAAAATGGAAGTTCTGCCCGAAGTGCGGAGCTAAAATGACAGTGTAGAACAAACAGAAAGGAGCCAGCCTCCGGCCGGGGCAAAAGAAAAAAATGAAAAATATCAAAGAAAACAATTTCTCGAAAAGAGGGTCAAACAATGAAGGATCTGATTATTGACTGCTTTGCTGGCGGGGGCGGCGCCTCCGTCGGCATCGAGATGGCACTGGGGAGACCGGTAGATATTGCGATTAATCACGATCCGGATGCCATCCTGATGCACAAAACGAATCATCCGAACACGCTGCATCTAACAGAAGATATTTTTAAGGTTGACTTGAAGAAATATGTAAAAGGCCGGCACGTGGCTCTGATGTGGGCGTCGCCGGACTGTACAAGCCATAGCAAGGCAAAAGGCGGTAAACCACGGGAGAAAGGATTGAGAATTCTTCCGTGGGCTGTTTACAAACACGCTAAAGCAATTCTGCCGGACGTGATCCTGATGGAAAACGTAGAGGAAATACAACAGTGGGGGCCGCTTGACAGTAATGGTCATCCGATTAAGGAACGTCGTGGAGAGGACTATCGAAAATTTATTATGGCAATGAAATCTCTTGGATATATGTTTGAGTGCAGAGAACTGATAGCAGCAGACTACGGAGCACCCACGACACGGAAACGCTGGTACGCAATCTTCCGGAGAGACGGACGTGAGATTGTATGGCCGGCACCGACTCACTTCAAGGATCGAGAGCCACGGTGGAAAGCCTGTGGCGACTACATAGACTGGTCAGATTTTGGACGATCCATATTTGATAGGCCAAAGCCTCTGGCGGACGCGACTATGAAGCGTATCGCGAATGGAATCCGGAAATATATCGTGGAAAATCCGAATCCATATATCGTAAAAGATGGAGAAAAGCTGTTTTTGTCGTATCTGGATAAAGCATATGGTGGAAACTATAAAGGTTGTGGAAGTGACCTGCATTCTCCTTGCAGCACAATTACCACCGTAGATCACAATCGTCTGGTGACTGCTTTTCTCATCCAGTATCACGGCGAGACGAAAGCCGGAGATTCCCGGGGCCAGTTTCTAACGGAGCCGATCAAGACCATTGATACCAGTAACCGGTACGGGCTGGTGACAGCGTTTATTACCAAATATTACAAGACTGGTATCGGACAGGGTTGCGATGAGCCATTGCATACGATTACAACATCGCCGGGGCACTTCGGGCTGATATCCGCATTCCTGATTAAATATTACGGATCCGGCGGAAGCTGCCAAGGCATTGACAGGCCACTGGATACGATCACCACGAAGGATCGTTTTGGTTTGGTTAATGTGGTGCTGGATATTCAGGGAGAAAAATACATTCTGAAGGATATCTTCCTGCGAATGCTGAAACCGGAAGAACTGAAGCTGATGCAAGGATTCCCGAAAGATTATATCATTGATCGGGATTACAACTGGAAACCGTACCCGATTGCAAAGCAGGTGGCGCGGATCGGGAACAGTGTGGTGCCGATTATGGCGGAAAAGTTAGTAGAAGCCAACTGCTCGTACTTAAAAGTAGGGGAGCGGGTGCCGAACCTTAACATCAATGACAGCCAGGAGCAGTTGAGATTTGCGTGAGGAGGTGATACCAATGGAGAAAAAGGTTCTGGAGCAGTACATAGACGCATGCGAGCTGATCAAAGAGACGGAAAAGGACATTAGACGGCTGAAAAAGAAGCGGCAGACCATCGTGCAGACGAACGTGTCCGGGAGCAATCCGGAATTTCCGTACAATCCGCAGCACTTTAAGATCGCTGGGACGGCGTTTACGTATGAGGAGGACTCGCGCCTGCGGTACGAGGAGAAAATCCTGGAAGAGCGCCGGGAAAACGCCCAGCGGTTGAAGGTAGAAGTGGAGCAGTGGATGAACCACATTCCGCAGAGGATGCAGCGGATCATCAAGTACAGAGTCTTCGAGGAGATGAGCTGGAGCCAGGTGGCAAGTAAACTGGGGCGGAAAGCTACGGAGGGCAGTGTGAAAATGGAATTTCAAAGATTTTTCGAGAAAGAGTAAACTTTGTTACGTTTGTTACATATGTTACGATTCAAAATGTTATAGTGTATCATGGAAGAACGGCAGGAAGGGTTTCATCTTTTCTTTACCTCCTTGTGAATGTATTTTGAGCGGCGGTCAGGTGTTACAGCTTGACCGCTGATTGGGCGGCATCAGCCCGTGGAAAAAGTCCGAATGATGTACGATGTTGAACGAAGCCCCCAGACATCTGAACTGAGAGCGATGCACCGCCTTAGAGAGATTGACAAGGCCTGCTTGAATTTTATAGTTATGTAGTGCCATAACTACAAAAAACGGTAGGAAGTGCTATTGGAACGTAGCTCAAGGAGAGCGCAGAGACGCCGGCACGAGGCGCAGGTTCGAATCCTGCCGTTCCAACTCTCCATTGACTGGAGATCATCCCCCATATACTTCTTTTAAAACGTCCTGTAGAAATGCAGGACGTTTTGTAGTATGATGACAGAAAAAGGAGGAAAGTATAGGATGGATATAGGATTTGTAATTACGTATTTGCTTTGCCCAATTATTGTTTCTGTTGGCTTAATAACAGGGAAAAGGACAGGAGACCATCATCAATTATTGACGGCATATGCATTTAAAGGAATGTTTTATTTTTATTCGGCTGCGGCGAATTTGATCCATTTTATTAACCAATCGCATACAGAAAGAGATATTATTGGGCTTGCGATTGGATTGGCGATTATTGAGGGGACAAATGGAATAATGGAAGCAAAAACAGCTGCTTTAGAATGGGCAAAAGAGCAAGAAAAAAATAATATGTGAAAATCATAGGCGGTCTTGCATAGAGACTGCCTTTTGTTATATTCAAAAACGACGAATCGAGGTGATGGAACATGGCCCGGGCGCCAGATAAAAGAATAGAGCAGGCAAAGGGCATGTACCTGAAAGGCATGAAATTGGTTGAGATTGCAAGTCAACTGAATCTGCCGGAAGGAACTGTTCGCCGTTGGAAATCTACTCACAGATGGGATAACGAGCGTTCGGATAAAAAAAGCGAACGTTCGGATAAGAAAAAAAGAGGCGGTCAACCGGGAAATCAAAATGCGACCGGTCCGCCGGGAAATAAGAATGCAGTTAAGACAGGAGAGTTTGAAGCTCTCTTTTTTGATTGTCTGGATCCAGAAGAAAAACGGTTGACTGAAATGGTGACGCCGGACAAGGAGCAGTTGCTCCTGCAGGAAATTCAGCTATTGACTGTGCGGGAACGGCGGATGTTGAAAAGAATTGAGATGCTGAAGAACATGGAGCAGCCGACGGCCGATGAAAATATTGAGCCAGAAGAACAAGTTCCAGCGGGAATGAGTGTTACCGGATATCGATCTGGAATTGAAAAAGGAAAACCAACTGTTTTAAAAGAATACGAGGGGATTTTGGGACAGATCCAGTCCATAGAAGATGCCCTGACCCGTGTGCAGGCACGGCGTCAGCGAGCCATCGA